GCTTCATTTATTTTATTTTATTTTATTTTATTTTATTTTATAAGTCACGAAAATGACAAATTGATCCAACAGGCGTACATTCCCACCACCTTACGTCCAGTATGAGCAGATCCCCTTCCCCCAAGGCTCGTTGACCGGCCTGGGCGAACATTGGTTAAGTGAGTTACTAGGGCCAATTAGCCGTCGTTCCCACAAGATCACATATCTACACACGAACTTGGGATTGTGTCAATGCACTATTGTCACCGTCAGAAGAAGTTGTCACGGTTCTACATTTATAGGTCATGAAAGAATTAAACAGCCAGGAAAACAATGTTTCCATTTACGCTACTGTTACTAGTTGAAAACGTAGATGTAGCTGCCACCGTTAATGCATCAGTTCCGTTTGCTGAAAAGAAAATGGTCTGGTTCATCGCCACAGTCGTTAACGACGCGGCGGTAAATGTCATTGTGGGGGTATCAATCCCACCTGTAGTGACTCCATTTTTCTGGATAGCGAAACTGGCTACTGTACCACTCCCACCATAGCCTATCTCGATAAAAACCGAGATAATATAATTACCAGGTGGGGGTACAAATGAGCCAGCTGTATTCACTATTGCCAGGCCATTTGATTGCAAAGTAGCGAACGGAACGGTTAGTGGTGTTGCTGTGGTTAACAACGTATTGGCGGAGGAACTCCAAGCGGCAGCAGATCTATTAGCTGGTGCTCCCGCGAGATTTTCCAACACTGGTTTCATCAATTTGACACGATAAACCACATGGAGTTCTCCAACTGCCGCGTTGACGGTAGACCCAATAGTAGCGACATTAAGATTACCTAGATCATAGGTCTTTATATCGGTGCCACCAGGTACCCCACCCGCACGTACGTATTTGGCGTCTGTCGATGCAGGCTTAAGATCTCGAGCATCAACACGCAACGCAAACGATTCACAAGGCATGGCATCAGCATGCGGCACAGTATCTTCCATCTGTTGTTTCGTTGCGGGCAATGGATCTGCAGCGTCAAAATCAACGCTCAGTATTACTTTTCCAGTTTGCCCATTGGTGGCGAATTCAGACACCTCCTTCTTGTAAACGAAACACAGACGCTCGAACTGATACTTTTCAAATTGCTTGGCAATGGAGGACAACCATGGGAATAAAGTTGCATTCCCTGGATTAATACCAAAGCTGGTCACATTGAAATTGGGTTGGTTAGCCACGGTCACTTCAGCCACATATTCTGACTCTTCTATGATCATGTCCCGCTTAGACCGGGAGGACGAGAATGTATTTCCCACTCCTAGCTTACCCCCAGTACCACTGAGTGCGCCTAGCCCCAGAAAATTCTGCGAGCGTTTTGACTTGTTTTTCTTTCGATTTTTCCTACCCTTACTGATGACTGTCTTTTCCACGATAGTCACTGCACCGCCCGGAATAGTTGGCGGCGACTTAGAGGCTTGTGTATTTTTGAGTTTAGGCCCCATTAAAATACCCTGGGGGAGCCATGGTTGTGGAACACCATGCTTTAACATCCCAGTAGTCATCCAATAGCTCTGGTTGGCCAAATGGACAGCTCCACTGTGACAAGTATCGCTCCCAGGATAATTGCTCCATTATCGTTACACCAAATCCTCGCTCGAATGACAAGCGGGACTCTATAGTTACTGGTGTAGGATCCATTCCTCTCTTACAAAGTCCATCCCAACTATTAAAGTTTAGCACTCGGCTCAACAATGCTTCCTTACGCTCCATTTCATTGGCGTTAGGGTTTTGTGAACTATTTCTCCAAAGTGCCATTGACATTTCTTGCAGCACCGGTACTCCACGATTTAGGGCCATCTCACAAAGAGCTATGGCTCCCATATAATCGCGTTGCCTATGAGGTTGCCATTTCTTCGAAACCAACACATTGGACAAGACCCTTATTGGATCCCGAATCATTATCCAATGCCCATCTATATATATGGGCCTGGTTTGACACCAGTTGATTTCTTCTATGGTATAGGCTATTTCCGCCACTTCGATTTCCATCCCAAATTGTAGGTAATGTGGTACCAATAAGGTCTGCAGTAGATGCAAATTATCAGCACTAATAAACAATAGCGCGTCATCACCATCTACCAATAGGTCCATCTGTTTACCTAACTGCGTTACCAACGCCTTAAACATTATCAACGATATCACGCAATTTCCAAGGCCTGTATTCATATCCCCGGACATTCGTCCACCTTCTACAGTGTAACTGAACCCGGAGCGTGTTGCCCCTTTATTGCGCAATTGCCGTTGCAAGAGTTCTCGAAATTTTGGGTCATTATTGAACTTAAGATAATATGCTTGCTCTAGTTCTAATAATTTTTTATTAACATGTAGGTCAAACCGTTTTGCGTCAATTGACACAACAACACAACGTTCTATGTTATTGAATTTTCTGACTATTAAACGTGCTCGATCATGCATGTTAAGACCTTTCCCAATGACTCGACCAACACCAAAATTTTTACCATAAAGGCGTGTGTTGTAAATCTCATGTTCAATGGGTTTCAAGTACTCCGCTAATGCTGCCGCGTAGTTTGCGTCCCTAAACTGTATCGCTCGGGGATCAGGATTTCTCTTCTTTTGTGGATTGAAGCTCTCGTTCTTAACGAACATTGTTATTTTACCCATCCAAGGGGGGTAGCCAAATACTTCATTTTCAAGTATGGCTTTAGCGTATCTGGCTCGTTTGGCTCCAGAATAGCGCGAGAGGAACGTTTCACTATCTTCAAGTGGTAGATGTAATTGGCGAAGGTCTCGAACGACCTTCCAGCCCATTTTCTCACCTGCCACCGTCATCGACGGAACACGTTTTAGGACTCTATTACACAAAGCCACCCGCTCATTATGCTTACAAGTGGCATGCCTCAATGGAGGGCACACACCTGGTAAATCAAATTTATCCATGTGTATCGTGTACTTATGCGGATCTTTAAGTTCATCCGTGTAGAGCTTTTCTGTGATAT